TACGCGGTAATCCGCTGGAAAGAGCTCAGGTTTATCAGATACTAAACACCATCGGCGCAATGAGTGTCGAGCAAATACAAGTAGCAGAGGATCTAATCCGATGAAGGTTAATTTCCCTATCTCAATTACCGCTGCTGATTCCAAAGAACGCACCATCACCGGAAAGATTGTGACTTGGAATGAGCAAGGTAATACTTCACTAGGGCCAACGATATTCGCTAGCGAATCTATCGAAATGAAGCCAGTTAAATTACTTCTTGAGCACGACCGCACTCGTCCTATTGGTCGGATGATGTCTCATACTGCAACAAAGGAAGGCATCGAGGCCACATTCAAGATCGCTAACACAATGGCCGGAGAAGATGCTCTTGTTGAAGCGACCGAAGGATTACGCGATGGCTTTTCAGTCGGCGCAATGATTGATGAATGGTCGAACGATAAAGGCGTAATGAAAATCTTAAAAGCTAGACTCGATGAAGTCAGCCTTGTAACAGATCCGGCCATCGATAGCGCTCGCGTTAGCGAGGTAGCAGCTTCAGAGAACGAAGCACCAGAAAATTCTGAATCGGCAACCGCTGATACAGACAAACCAACCGAAGGAGAACAAGTGTCAGACACTACCGCTCCAGCTCCTACCGAAGAAGCGGTAGAAGCTGCAAAGGTAGAGGCAGCCGCTCCGCGTCCTGCTTTCTACACCGCGCCTCGTATCGAACTCTCTAAAGAGAAGTATCTTGAGGCATCACTTCGCGCTAAAGTATTTAGCGACGAAGCATCAATTCAGTATCTACGCGCTGCCGCTGATACAACCGACAATGCTGGCCTCGTCCCAACTCGCCAGCTAACCGAGGTAATCAATCCTCTATCAAACGCTGATCGTCCATCGATCGACGCGATTTCTCGCGGAACTTTGCCAGATGCAGGACTCACTTTCGAGATTCCTAAGATTACGCAAGTCCCAACAGTTGCCGAGACTGCTGAAGCCGGAACTCCAAGTGAGACGGATCAGAATGTCTCTTATCTCAGCGTCACAGTTAAGAAGTATGCTGGACAGCAAACCTTCTCGGTCGAACTTCTTGACCGCTCTTCACCTGCCTTCTTTGCAGAGCTCGTTCGTCAGATGGAGTTTGCATACGCAAAGGCAACAAACGCAGCAGTTAGCACAGCAATCGTTACCGGCGCAACAGATGGCGGAAACCGGACTCTCAGCGCTGCAAATCTCCAAGACTTCGTAGCTGATGCTTCTGTATCAATCTACAAGAACACTCTTGGATTCGGTCAGAACATAATCGTTTCCCCAGAGCAATGGGGCGCAATTATGGGTCTTGTTGATGGCTCAAATCGCCCACTCTTCACAGCAATCGCACCACAGAACGCACCGGGCACACTTGCTCCGGGCGCTGTTCGCGGTAATGTCAGCGGTCTCGCTCTTTATGTAGATCGCTCACTAACAACAGGATCAGGACTTGGCGATGGCACAATGATCGTCGTTAATCCAGAGTCGTACACTTGGTATGAATCAAGCCGCTTCCGTTTGGAGACCGATGTAATCGCATCCGGCCAAATCAATGTGGCTTACTACGGCTACGGCGCAATCGCTACAAAGGTTGCCGCTGGCGCTTACAAGTGGATGGTTGCTTAGTTAGAACCCAAGAAGTGACGGCTAGTCCGCTCCCGAGCTAGCCGCTCACCCATTAGACGAAAGGATTAGGAAATGCCCTCGATAGTCACAGCCTCACAGCTTCGCACCATCTTGGGCGTTTCCTCTTCCCTGTATGACGATGCTTACTTGAATGATTTAATAGATACTTCAGAAAATCTAATCTTGCCAATGCTTGTAACCTTCTCAAGCAATGTGGCTAAAGTTTCACTTGATAACAATGTCGCCTACTTTACGACCGCGACAATTCACGAATTCACCGAAGGCCAATCCGTCGTAGTAACTGGCTGCGGATCTCCATTTAACGGCACTCACACAGTTACAAACGATAAAATTGACGATTATGTATTTACCGCAGCTATCACTAATGCAGATGTTTTGGAAAAGAATGTCATCCCAGCCGGAGTTGCAACGCTCTCGGGGGCTTCCACTTATGTCGGCAATGCCAATGTCGAGTCTGCAGTTTTGGCAGTCTCAGTCGAAGTTTTCCAAGCTAGAACAGCCGCAGGAGGAAATATCGAGGGAGTAGATTTCCAAGTGACACCTTTCCGCTTGGGTCGCTCCCTCTTTAATCGAGTCGCTGGCTTACTCGGCCCATATATTGACACCGAGACGATGGTGGGCTGATGCCCAGCACAATTTCAAGCGATGTCCGAGGCGCAATTAAGACGGCACTAGCCGGAGTAACTGCGAATGTATATGACACAGTTCCAGAGTCTCCAATCGTCCCAGCAGTTATGGTTGTTCCAGATTCTCCCTATATGGAAATGGAATCTATCGGTCGATCTAATGTCCGCGTCAAACTTAATTACACAATAACTGCCGCAGTAGCTTATTTATCTAATGCCGCTTCTCTCGATAACTTGGAGAAGCTAGTAATCAGTATTCTTGGAGCTTTATCAGCGTCCAAGTATGAGTTATCAACAGTCGATCGACCAGCGATAACTCAAGTCGGTAACGGGAATCTTCTCGTTTCTGACATTCGCTTGAGCGTCCGCTACGAGCAAACCGCATAAGGAGAATCAATGCCAACTAATGTAATTACCGGCCGCGATGTCACCTTCACCTTAGACTCGGCTACCTACGATGCTCAGGTGACTTCGGCAACGCTATCGGCCGACACAATTATCGAGACTTACCAAACTCTCGATGGTCGCGCCTACAAATCCGTTGATAAGCAATGGACTTTCACAATCGAACTATTACAGGACTGGGGCGCAACCTCATCCTTGTTCGAGGCAATGTGGGCTGATGCAGAATCAGCTCCAAACACCGCGCTTGCAGTCAGCTTCACCGCTGCTACTGGCGCAGTTTTCGCTTTTGATGTCCTTCCTGTTTTCCCAAGCGCCGGCGGCGCAGCTCCCGGAGCTCTCACCGATACTTGGACGATGACAGTAGTTGGCACACCAACAGAGACCTTCAGCTAAGAGATCGGAGCATCGGGAGATGAAGTTAGCAATCACAATCGAATATAACTCGGGCGACCAAGCTACTTATGTGGCTCAGCCGCCCGAGTGGGCTAAATGGGAAAGGACTACTTCCAAGACAGTCGCATCAGTAGTCGATGGGATCGGAGTGTGGGATCTTCTATTCCTCGCCTATAACGCGATGAAGCGCGAGGCCGCCGGTAAGCCAGTAAAAGCCTTTGAGGTTTGGATGGAAACTGTGGCAGATGTAAGCGCAGGTGACTCCGACCCAAAAGCCACCCAGCCGGAAGCGTAAGTCGGCTCTTAGTAGAGCTGGCAATAGCGACCGGAATCCCAATTAAATACTGGGATAACGCCGAGGATGTAATAACCGCGCTAGAGATATTGGAGAAGCGAAGTGAGCGATAATGTCGAATTCAGCGCTTACACACAGCGCGAATTAAGAGCTTTAGCCAAGACCTTTACTTTAATGGGAGATGATGCTGTTGAAGAATCTCGTAAAGTGGCTTATGACATTTCGATCCTTGCGAAAAACGCAATCAAAGACGCTGGATATACTCGCACAGTCTCAGCAAAGGCCGTCCGGCGAGTTGTTGATGGTGTATCAGTCTCTCGCACTAGCAAGACAGGGCGTTTATCTTACGGCTTCGCTGGTCAGCGTTTTTCGGGTGGAGCAACGACTCAACGGCTTTGGGGCGGCTTGGAATTCGGATCAACAATCAAACTCAGAAAAGACGGCTCAGTTAGAAGATTTAATCAATTCCCGATCTGGTCGGGACGCTTCGGAGCAGGGTCGCGCGGTTGGTTCATCTATCCAACACTTCGCTCAATTCAGCCTCAACTGACTCTAAAGTATTTACAAGCAATGAATAAAGTCGTAAAGGCTTGGAAAAACTGATGGCACAAGATTGGCGCACACTTAAACTCGAGGTCCTAGCCGAGACTAAACAATTCATCTCAGGGATGAATTCGGCAAACAAACAGACCCAATCATTCGGAGATAAACTAGGCGACTTCGCTAAGAAGGCTGGAATTGCCCTAGCAGCCGTTGGAGCTGCCGCTGGTGCGATGGCTATCAAGATTGGTAAAGAGGCCGTCCAAGCGGCTTCAGACCTTGCTGAGACCACTTCTAAAGTTAATGTCATCTTCGGTAATAGCGCTAAAACAATCGAAGAATTTGGCGCTAAAGCCGCTGCATCATTAGGCCAGACCAGAACGCAAGCAATGAACGCTGCCGCTACTTTTGCGGCTTTTGGTAAATCTGCTGGACTTGCTGAAGAAGATTTAACTGATTTTTCTGTTGAATTCGTAAAACTTGCTTCCGACTTAGCTTCATTTAATAACACTTCAGTCGATCAAGCCATCAACGCTTTAGGGGCTGCACTTCGCGGAGAATCTGAACCCATCCGCGCTTATCAAGTTTTACTGAATGATGCCACCCTAAAAGCGCGAGCTATGGAAATGGGCATTTATAACGGATCTGGAGCTCTATCAGCTCAGCAAAAGATTCTGGCAGCTCATAAAGAGATTATGGCTCAAACGACACTCGCTCAAGGAGACTTCAACCGAACAAGCGACCAGTTAGCCAACAGCCAAAGAATTTTAAGTGCCCGTCTGGAAGAAGCCAAAATAGTGCTTGGCACAGCTTTGCTTCCTATTGTTTTACAGGTTGTTAGTGTTTTTAACGATCGCTTCCTTCCAGTTATCGAGCGAGTCGCTGCATCCTTCGGCGGATCAAATGGCGTAGTCGCTCAAGTTAAGGAATTCGTCGCCCAAGCTCGCACAGCGTTAGCACCTATCCTCACAGCGCTTCAGGATTCTTGGAATAAAGTAAGCCAGGCTCTTACGACTAACTCTGGCAATATCCGCTCATTCTTAGAACTTATTAAAACGCTTTATAGTTTCTTCGTTACCTACTTCGTCCCAATCCTAAAGAATCAGTTAGTAAATGCGATTCAAGGAATTGGAACGGCCTTTTCAGTTACCTTTAAGATTATTTTACCTATTATTGGTTTCATTAGTGATGCCATTAATGGATTAATGAAAGTGATTGATTTTGCCATCCAAAAGATTAATTTATTAATCAAAGCTCGTAATGCGATATCTCCATTTTCAGATATACCTTTAGTTTCAACCGGCGCAGCCACACCTATCGCTCCAAGTATCCAGATGCCATTCGGCGGCGGATCAGTAACCGGCGGAACTACTGGAGCTGGGGTAATACCAACTCTTCCAAGTCTAGGTGGCGCAACTGGAGCAGCCGGAGCTACTACCGCAGCAGCAGCCAGCACAGCGGCATCAGCGGCTAATACAGCAGCCACAGCAGCTAAGAAGGTGGTTGAGGAAATTGTCGATTTGCGACCAAGTTTAATAACTGTGGCCGATGTAGTAGCTCGGGAACGAGGCGACATAATTAACAGAGGCGTTAGCGCTTCTTCTGCCGCTTTATCTGTTGCCGAATTTAGAGCTGCTGAAGCTGGGATAACCATTAATGTCAATGCGCCAAGCGTCATCGATCAGGAAGGCTTCAGCCGAGCTGTGGTAGATGCGCTCAATCAGTCCGCTAACCGAGGCACAGGTGGGGGCGGCGGTATTAGGACTTCCGCTGCGATTCTATGACCCTATGGACTCCAGAATGGCGCGTTAAAGCTAACGGAACGACGATAACAAATGTCACTCTTAGCAATCTCACCATCACCGGCGGTCGCACAGATTTTAACGCCGCTACCCTTCCGGGGTATTGCCAACTCTCGGTAATAAATACCGACTCAACTATTTATAGCTGGACTGTTAATACGGCTATCACAGTCGAAGTAAAAGACTCCACCGGCACTTATGTTGCTATCTTTGGCGGCCGGATATCTGACTTTGCTACTGAAGTGCAATCTAGCGGATCGACGGCGGTAGTTACTCGCCATAACATAACCGCGCTTGGAGCTCTCTATAAACTCCAAAGAGCCTTATTCGATGGCAACCTAGCCGAAGATTTGGACGGCGGACAGATGCTTGACTTGCTAGATGAATTGCTTACCGAGTCTTGGAATGAAGTCTCCCCGGCTCTGGATTGGGCTTCTTACGATGCTACGACTACTTGGACTAACGCCGGTAATGTGGGGCTAGGTGAAATTGATCCGGGCGAATATACGATGAACAGTCGCCAGATTACTGATTCCTATATCAACGAAATCGCCAATCAGATTGCAGCCTCGGCTGGCGGTTATCTTTATGAGGACTCGCAAGGCCGAATCAGTTATGCCGATGCCAGCCATAGGCAGGATTACCTAGTCGCTAATGGCTACACCCAACTAGACGGCGCACAAGCTATCGGCCCGGGTATTTCCTCAGTTATCCGGCAAGGCAACCTAGTTAATAAACTTGTGGTCGATTACGGCAATAACTTTAACAGCAGCTATACAGCCGAGGACACAGCCAGCCAGTCGGCTTACGGCCTTTATACAGAGCAATTTAACTCTTACCTTAAGAACGCTTCAGATGTCACAGATTGGGCAGATAAGGTCATTGGCTTACGCGCCTACCCTTACGCCGAATTCCAGTCAATTACTTTCCCTCTCCAGTCTTCCGAGATTGATGACTCGGATCGAGATGCGCTACTAGGAGTATCGATGGGTCTGCCGGTAGCCATTAATAACCTTCCGGCCAATATCTCTGGCGGCTCATTCTTAGGCTTCGTAGAAGGCTGGACTTTTAGAGCCTCGGTCTCCGGCTTATCCATAACCCTACGACTTAGCCCAACCGAATTTAACAGCTTCACCCAAGCTTGGGAAGATGTAAGCGCTTCCGAGTATTGGAATACCTTATCCGCTACACTTACTTGGCAAACCGCGACAGGAGTAATTAGCTAATGGCAACAACCTCGATACTAGGGATCACCCTTCCAGATGACACCGGCTTGGTTAAAGATGGTGCTTCGGCAATGCGCACTATCGGCAACGGGTTCGATGATGCGCTGGCTAAATTAACTCTTAATGCCCAGACTGGAACGACTTATACCTTCGTCCTAACCGATAATCGCAATAAGCTGGTTACAGCTTCTAACGCGTCAGCCCAGACTTACACCATCCCTCTTAACTCCTCAGTTGCCTTTCCAACCGGATCAGTCATTAACATAATTGCTATTGGCGCTGGAGCGGTAACTATTCAGGGAGCGAGCGGAGTAACAGTCGCATCAACCGGCGCAACTGCCACAGCTCCAGTTTTGAGAGCTCAATACTCAGCCGCATCACTTATTAAAGTCGGCACAGATTCTTGGTATGTCGTAGGAGATATTTCTTAATGCCACTTCTCGGGATCTTAGCTTCCTCTAAATTAACTGCGGCTGCCACTTCCTACGAAAGTATCGCCACAGTCACAGTCGGCGCAGGTGGCGCATCTTCGGTGTCGTTCTCGTCAATCGCCGCTGATTGGAAACATTTACAAATTCGCGGAATAGCAAGGCGAAGCGGTAGCACAGGATTTACTGGAGTAAATCTAACTTTCAACGATGATACTGGTGCTAATTATGCTCAGCATTATCTTGTTGGTAATGGAAGCAATACCAGCGATACTGGAAGTAATACAAGCACAAGCAGTATAAGTTCTGCTGATATGGTTGGTGGTTCTCAATTAGCAAACACTTTTGCCGGTTCAATCATTGACATTTTGGATTATGCGAATGGCAATAAAAATACAACAATCAGAGTTTTAACTGGTGGCGATGTAAATGGTGGCGGTTACATTTCTTTAAAGAGCGGTCATTGGCGAAACATTAACGCAGTTACAAAAATAACTTTGACCGCACCTAGTAATTTTGCGGAATATTCAACCTTCGCCCTCTACGGAATCAAAGGTGCATAATGGCTACGACTTATGAACCGATAGCAACGACAACGCTAGGAAGCGATACCGCCAGCACCGAATTTACGGGAAT